GTGAAGGTGGGCTGATGCCAATCGTTCAAACGCAGACCACCTCCTTCAAGAAGGAGTTGTACCAGGGCATCCACGATCTGACGACGGATGTCCTGAAGATTGCTTTGTACACCGGCAACGCAGACCTGAACGAAGACACCACCGTTTACACCACGACGGCAGAGATCACTGGGACTGGGTATGTGGCAGGTGGCAAGACGCTGACCGGCACGACCATCAGCAGTTCTGGATACACGGCCTTTGTGGACTTCGACAATGTGGAGTGGAACCCCGGCGCGTTTACAGCACGGTGTGCCTTGATCTACAACTCCAGTAAAGCCAACCGTTCCATCGCCGTGTTGGACTTCGGGTCAGACAAGACCTCGACGACCACCTTCACCATCGCCATGCCGGTCAACGACGCCAACAGCGCACTAATCAGATCGTCAAACTAATATGTTCAGCGCAGACGGAGCCGCCGAGGTCGGCACAGTTTTGATCCACAAGGTGGATCACCGTGGATTTACGCCCGAAGAACTTGCTGAACAGGCGCTCAACAAAATTATTTATGTAGGGGATCAGTCCCACCCCGCAATCCGTGATCAGGCCAATGCGTACCGTGACCACATCCGGGCCGTACTGACCTTCTACATGAATCGAGCAATCCAGTCGAACAACACGACGCTTGCAAACCGGCTCCGTGAAGCGGGCCATCCTGAACTCGTAAAACTTTTGGAGGCTTGAAATGCCCGGATTCACTACAGCAATGCCGACCTCCTTCAAGGTGGAAATCCTGAAGGCGGTACACAACTTTTCCAATCCTGGCGGCAATACGTTCAAGATTGCTCTGGGTAAGGCTACCGCGTCGATCACCGGCACCTACGGTGCGGCCACGACCAACTATTCTGACCTGACGGGCAATAGTGATGAGTTGCCTAACGGCAGTGGTTACACCACGGGCGGCAATACGTTGACCTCGGTGACCCCGGTGGCTGATGGCACGACCGCAGTCTGTGACTTTGCGGATACTACTTGGACTTCCGCCACGTTCACGACTTCAGGCGCGATCATCTACAACTCATCCGCATCAAATGCCGCTTGCGCGGTGTTGTCATTTGGTGGCGATCAGCAGGTGTCTTCTGGTGACTTTACGATCCAGTTCCCCCTGCCCGCCGCTGCCACTGCGATCATTCGGATTGCGTAAGTGAGTTCCCGTGCCTACTCGGGGTTGGGGTGAAGAGACTTGGGGCTATAACGGTTGGGGCGGAACTCCAACCGTTGTCCCGCTTGATGGCTGGGGTAGCCAGGGATGGGGTATCTCACCTTGGGGTGCCGGTAGCATCTCGGTCCAGGGGACTGGTGCCGTTGGCACTGTCTCAATCTCGGTCTCGGTCACGTTTATCCCGACCGGAGTTTCTGGTGCGGGTGCGGTGGGCACAACGACCCCCCGTGTTGACTTCACACTCACTGGAGTCTCTGCCAACGGGCAGATTGGCTCAATCACACCCAAGGTTGTTTACACCCCGGCAGGGGTTCAGGGTGTTGGGCAGATTGGAAACTTCTTCGTCAACGTCGATGACTTCATCATCCCGATTGGCGTTGAAGGCACCGGCCAGATCGGAACGCCGATTCTTCGGATCGGTAAGGCCGTCATGGTCACGGGCGTGGCCGGAACAGGCGCGGTTGGCACAACAGTCCCGTCAGTTACGTTTACGCCGACCGGTGTCTTGGGCACCGGTAGTGTCGGCAGTGTCACCTTCAAGGTTGACGAGACAATTATCCCGACCGGTGTTGCCGGAACCGGTGCGGTTGGTTCAGTTACCCTGGTCTATAACGGCGGGGCATCGCCAACTGGGGTTGTCGGTACAGGCGCAGTTGGAACCGCAATTGCCAAGGTACTCAAACAACTTACTGGGGTGCAGGCTAATGGACAGGTCGGCACTGTCTCAGTTAAAGTCTCCGATAGGGTTACGGTCACTGGGGTTCAAGGAACCGGTGCAGTTGGAACCGTGCTTATTCGGGGGTGGACGGTGATTAACACCAATCAAACCGCAAACTGGACTGCGGTTACGACAGTCCAAAATGCAAATTGGACGCAAGTTCCCACGGAATAGGAGCCTTAGATGCCCACCTCATATACCTCCCTTATCGGTCTGGCTCTCCCAGTCACGGGCGAACTGTCCGGCACCTGGGGTGACACGGTCAACGACTACATCAGTCAGTATGTAGACTCGGCTGTTGCCGGAACCCAGATCATCAGCGGGAGCCAGACGGCAGTCACGCTTACCGTTACCAACGGCACGACGTTGACTCAAGTTGGGTCGGGCGCCTCTGGTTCAGCCCAGTATGCAGTGATCAACTGCACGGGCAACCCGGCAGGTCTTCTGACCATCACGGCTCCGGCTTCTAGCCGCAACTACCTGATCATCAACGCCACCTCGACTTCCCAGTCGGTGAAGATTGTGGGCGCAGGCCCGACAACGGGCACAACCCTGGTGTCCGGTGAGAGCGCAATCGTTGCTTGGAACGGTACAGATTACGTCAAGATCGCCACCAGCACGGCTGACGGTGTAACGACGTTCAGTGCGGGCACGACAGGGTTCACCCCCTCAACCGCTACCGCTGGTGCAGTTACCCTGGGCGGAACGCTTGCAACGACCAACGGCGGTACGGGGCTGACTTCATTCACTTCTGGTGGGGCAGTCTATGCAACATCTACGTCGGCGCTGACAACGGGTGTTTTACCCCCTGCGTCGGGTGGTACGGGTGTGGCCAACAACGCAGCCAACACGCTGACCTTCTCGGGTAACTTCTCCACGACGTTCACCCTAACGGGCAACACTTCCATCACGCTTCCCACCAGTGGCGCCGTTGCGACCAAAGGCAACGCAATCGCCTTCTCCATCGTCTTCGGCCTTTGAGGAATAAATCATGGCAAATCCGAACATCGCCAACGCCAGTTCAATTCTTGGCACCACCACATACCTGACGCCCTCGGGCACTTCGGCTGTTGTGCTGCTGCCCAACACGGCATCGAGCAATCAGGTGTTCAAAATCAACCAGATCGTCGCAGCGAACGTCACCAGTTCGGCTGTCAACGTGACGGTTTCGATCTACACCAACGGTGCTGTGGCTCAAGGCTCCGCTCCTTCGGGTGGTACTGCATTCCCGATTGCCTCGGTCATCTCTGTTCCGCCCAACGCCTCTTTGGTGGTGGTGGACAAGACCACTGCGATCTATTTGATGGAAAATCAGTCAATCACCGTGACTTCGGGCACCGCCAGTGGAATTACTTATTCCGTCTCATACGAAGTCATCTCCTGATAGGGGGACGTTATGTCCTTGCGGAATATCGGCGGCGTGCTTGGCGCTGGCGTAAACGGCATCAACCAATATGTAACGCAGGTTGAATACCTTGTCGTTGCCGGTGGCGGCGGCGGCCATACGGCTAACTCTGGTGCGGCATACCCCAGTGGCGGGGGCGGTGCGGGCGGTTTGTTGACTGCGACCGGCTATCCAGTAACTCTGGGGCAATCAATCACCGTCACAATTGGTGCTGGCGGTGCCGCTGTTTCCAACGGGTCAAACACCTCTTTTGGGAACATCACCACAGTTGGTGGAGGTTCTGGCGGGACTTGGACTGTTCCAGGCGGTAACGGCGGATCAAGCGGCGGTACATCTAACACGACAACCGGAACCGCGATTGCGGGTCAAGGCAATGTTGGTGGAAGAGAACCAAATGCTTCCGGCCAATGGACCGGGGGTGGTGGTGGCGCTGGATCGGCGGCTTATGACTATCGCGCAGGTGGTTCCGGGGGTAATGGTGGCTCTGGCGTAGTTTCTTCTATATCCGGCAGAAAAGTCGCTTATGCCGGTGGTGGCGGTGGCGGCGGTAGTTATTACGGTTCAAATACGCGCCCTGGTAAGGGTATGGATGGCGGCGGTAATGGCGGGTATCAAGGCCCCTCTACCCTGAGACGAGAACCCGGAGGCGGCACGCCAAATACTGGTGCTGGAGGCGGCGGTGGTGGGACGTATAACGGCGCAAGTGGGACTGGTCAGATAGGTGGTGCCGGTGGATCAGGGGTGGTGATCATTCGCTACCCTGCATATCTTTCTGCTGCGGCGTCTACAACGGGATCGCCCGTAACCTATATTGCCGGTCCTTATCGCGTGTACGTTTTCAACAGTTCTGGCTCCATCACGTTTTAAGGTGACCTATGCCTACCGGAATTTTTAGTCTCAAGCAGCAGGTTCTCGCAGTAGAGGCAGGTGCTTGGAGTACCCAGAAAACGCCGTTTGTTGACTATCTTGTCGTTGCTGGTGGAGGTGGCGGCGGAGGTGCCTACGGCACGGGTGGCGGTGCGGGCGGCATGCTTGCGGGCTCTGTTTTTGTAACCCCCGGGTCTGCCGTCACGGTGACTATTGGCGGTGGCGGTTCAAGCAGTGCTAATGGTGCCGCATCTGTATTTGGAAACATCTCTGCTGCTGGCGGAGGTTTTGGAGTAGGTGGCTGGGGAACCCGAGCGGGTTCTGGCGGTTCTGGCGGAGGGAGCGGCGGGAACTATCTCAGCAACGCTTTTGGTATTGGCATCGTTGGTCAAGGCAACAATGGCGGAAATGCCTATGACGGCACTGGCCCAGCACAAGCCGGTGGTGGCGGTGCGGGAACTGTCGGAGGGGATGGATATGGAGAATCCCCCGCAGGCTTTGGCGGCAACGGACTAGGCACTTATATTGGCGGCGCTCTTGCTGTGTACGCAGGGGGTGGTGGCGGAGGTGTTTACAACAACTCAACTGCCAATATCAACGGTTTAGGCGGAACTGGCGGTGGCGGCAATGGCGGCACTCCAGGCACCAATAATGGTAGCCCCGGAACTGCCAATACTGGCGGCGGTGGCGGCGGTGCAAGCGTTCTTGCCGGGGGTAGCACAACCGGAGGCAACGGCGGTTCCGGCATCGTCATTATTTCCTACCCAGATACCTACGCCGCGCCAGTATCCACAACCGGATCACCCACGGTAAGCACCTCGGGGACGGGGAGTATTAACTTAACTTCTTCACAACGCATTGTGTATGCAAACAATGCGGCGTTTCAGTTTGGAACTGGGAGTTTTACAGTCGAAGCATTTGCATATCTTGGAACTTTTGCTAGTTACAACATAATTGCAAAGTGTGCGGATGATTCTTCATGGGGTAACGGTTGGACTCTTGTTTTCGCTAGTGGGGTTCCCCAATTTTGGGTTAATGGCTCCCTAGCACTTGCAGGCTCGGCGGTTGCAACTTCAACCTGGCATCATATTGCCGTTGTACGAAACGGTACCGCGCTCGTTCTATATGTAAATGGCGTATCTGTTTCAACTGCAACTTCTAGTACAAATATCGCTCCTACACAACCCTTATCTGTAGGCGGTGAGCAAGGAACTGGAAGTTTTCTTCTTGGCGGCGATGTTTCTAATTTGAGGGTTGTAAAAGGTTCGGCTGTCTACACGGCGGCTTTCCCCTCTCCCACGGTGCCACTTACATCAGTAAGTGGAACTTCTTTGCTTTTGGGCGCGGCGTCAGGTGCATTTTTGGCCGACAGTTCTGGAAATAACTTTGTTCCTACTTCGGTCGTAAACTCGCCCACATGGAACTCCCTCTCCCCCTTCGCCACCGGACTTGGCTATAAGAACCGTGTATATACATGGACCTCTTCCGGCTCCATCACATTCTGAGGTAACGACATGAGTTTGCAAAATCCTGGCGGATTTATCTCAGCGACCTTTGACCCCCTGTCCGGTGCCCCTACGACGGTTGAGTATTTGCTTATTGCCGGTGGTGGCGCTGGGTCTGGAAGTTATAACTCGCCTATGGGCGGTGGCGGTGCGGGTGGCGTAGAGACCGCCGCCAACTTTGCTATTACTGCGGGTTCTGCAATCACCATCACGATTGGTTCCGGTGGCACGGGTGCATACGCTTTTAGCAATCTCGGCGCAAGCGGGAGCAATTCTGTGTTTGGTGCCGTAACCGCAGTTGGCGGCGGGGGTGGTGGAGACAGTTCTAACGCGGGGGCAAACGGTGGCTCTGGTGGAGGCGGTGGTACTTCTGCTGGTACGGGTACTGCGGGTGAGGGCAATAACGGCGGTGCAGCCAGTGGCGGTTATGGTGGCGGTGGTGGCGGTGCTGGGAGTGTCGGAGGCAGCGCCTCTTCACTCGTCAACGGCAACGGCGGCGCAGGGCTTTGCTCAACTATTACGGGCCAGCGTGTGTTTTACGCCGGAGGTGGCGGCGGCGGTTCAGAAAACAACTCCGGTTATGGTGGAGGTCTAGGCACCGCTGGCGGTGGAAATGCTGGCTATCCCACAAACGGCGCAGATGGTTGTGGTGCTCCTGGCGCATCAGGAACCGGTGGCGGTGGCGGCGCTGCATCAAAAGCAGCAGGTGGCTCAAACCCTGGCGGTTCTGGCGGGTCAGGTATTTGTATCATCCGCTATCCCGCAACTCAGTCACCCCCTGTATCCACAACTGGCAATCCGCAGGTGAGTTACGCTGGCGGGTATCAAATCTACACTTGGACCTCTTCCGGTTCTGTTACCTTCTAAGGAGCAAACATGGCGCACTTTGCAAAAGTAGAAAACGGCATCGTTACGCAAGTTATCGTGATTGAGCCCGATGTGCTTGCCACGGGCTTGTGGGGTGATCCTGCTGACTGGATTCAAACCTCGTACAACACGGCTGGCGGCACTCATCCAAACGGAACGCCTCTCCGTAAAAACTTCGCGGGTATTGGCTACACCTACGACAAAGACCGTGATGCTTTTATCCCGCCTAAGCCATACAACTCTTGGCTTCTGAATGATGATACTTGCCAGTGGGAGCCGCCCACCCCCATGCCTACTGACGGAAAACTTTATATTTGGGATGAGGAAACCACCTCGTGGGTTGAGTTTGTTCCTCCCGCACCTGTCACTCCTACCCAGGAGTAAATCATGCCTCAATACAGTGGGATGTGGACGCTAAGTCAAGCGTCACAAGCCATCAAGAATCAAAACTGGACCAATATTCCTCCGCCGAATGTTGAGTATCTCATTGTTGCTGGTGGCGGGGGTGCGGCGATCAACCGTGGAGGTGGTGGCGGTGCGGGGGGTTTACTTGCTGGGTTTTCTAGCGTTGCAGTTGGTTCTGCCATTACGGTTACTGTAGGGGCAGGCGGTGCGGCAATGACAACTGACGGGCAAGGCAATAACGGTAACAATTCTGTTTTTGGGAGTATCACGGCCACTGGTGGTGGTGGCGGTGGAAATAACACGGGGTCAATTGGCTCTGCCGGTGGTAGTGGTGGCGGCTCAGGCAACAGCGGAACCGCATATGGCGGGGCGGGTGTTTCTGGGCAAGGTAACGTCGGTGGTGGTGGTATCTACGCTGGCCCTGCTTATGGTGGGGGTGGAGGCGGTGGCGCTGGAACAGTAGGCGGCACAGGAACTACCGAGTTTGGTGGTTTTGGTGGGGTGGGTGTTGCATCGGACATTTCAGGAACTCGCACAGCGTATGCGGGGGGTGGTGGCGGTGCGGGCTATCAAAATCCCGGTGTAGGTGGCGCGGGTGGGGGCGGAAACGCAACTTCTGGCGCTGGTGGCGGAAATGGAACTGTAAATACTGGCGGCGGCGGCGGTGCTTCTACAAGTTCTCCGTCAGGTGCAGGGGGTTCCGGCATCGTCATCATCCGCTACCCCGACACCTTCCGCGCTCCTACCTCGACCACAGGCTCTCCCACGGTCACGACATCTGGTGGATTCCGCATCTACCGGTGGACTTCTTCGGGCTCAATCACGTTCTGATCATGGAAGAAACCGTCGAAACCAAGTTCTTCGTACATGAAGCAGTTTGCGCCCAACGGTACGAAGCCATTGAGAAGCGGCTTGAGGACGGCAGCAAGCGCATGACGCGCATCGAGCACCTGCTGTACATCACCATCGCTGCGGTCTTCCTCGGCCCTGGCGTGGCGGCGCTGTTCCTGAAGAATTTACTGGGGTTGTAGCATGGCATGGTCAGATGTTCTCAAGGCAGTCATCCCCATCGTGGTGGCTGCGCTTGCTTGGCTACTTGGTCAAGTGGCATCCTTCTCTGAGCGTCTGACCAAGATCGAAGGGCAAATGCCCGCCTTGATTACCAAGGAAGGCGTGCCGACCGACAGCCCGATCAGCGCAGAGCGTAGGCAGATTCAAAAAGAGCAGTTGATGGCGCACATCAACGAACTGCAAGTAAAAGTCAGGCTACTTGAAGAACGCGAGCGCATCGCCAAGGGGAACAAGTAATGTTTGAGATTCTTGGCGGTGGATTGCTCGGCAGCATCTTCGGTGGTCTGTTCCGGCTTGCCCCGGAAGTCCTGAAGTTCTTGGACAAGGGCAACGAGCGCAAGCACGAACTGTCGATGTTCACCCTTCAGACCGATCTGGAGAAGATGCGCGGGCAGTTCAAGATGGAAGAGCGGTACGTTGACTACAGCGTCAACCAACTCGACGCCATCAAGGAAGCGTTTAAAGAGCAGGCCCAGACCGCCAAGGAAGCCGGATGGTTTGTGGCAGCGATCTCTGCCCTTGTCCGTCCCGGTATCACCTGGGCGCTGTTCTTCATGTACGCCACGGTCAAGGCGGCTGCAATCTACATGGCGTTTCAGACTGGCGGTCACTGGTCTGAGGTGATGACCCGTGTGTGGGACGCAGATGACTTTGCCATGCTCAATATGTGCCTGACGTTCTGGTTCGTTGGAAGAAGCATTGAGAAGTACCAGAAGTGACCACGGAAGCCATCCGTATCGCACGGGAGACGCTGTGCAAGCCCTTTGAGGGTTACGCCAAGCGCCTTCCGAACGGTGACTGCAAAGCCTATCCCGATCCGGGTACGGGCGGGCATCCTTGGACGATTGGGTGGGGCAGCACCGGCCCCGAGGTGACGCCGGATACGGTGTGGACCTTGCAACAGGCCGAATCCTCCCTGGACAGCCACCTGCTGCACTTCTGCGTTGGCGTCATCAAACTATCGCCAATATTGCTCAAACAACCTGCGCGACGCCTTGCCGCAATCATCAGTTTCGCGTATAACTGCGGGCTAGGAAATTACCGCATCTCCACGTTGAAGAAGCGTGTAGACGCTCAGGACTGGGCGGGTGCGTGCGAGGAAATCGTCAAGTGGAACAAGGCCGCAGGCCGTGTACTGAGGGGGTTAACCCTTAGACGCGAAGCCGAAGCGGCACTGCTGAGATAACCATGCCGCTGAAGAAACTCACGCTCAAGCCCGGTGTAAACAAAGAGAACACCCGCTATACCAACGAGAACGGTTGGTATGAGTGCGATAAGGTGCGCTTCCGCCAGGGCACTCCTGAGAAGATTGGTGGGTGGCAGCGTATCTCTGCCAGTACGTTCCTTGGTGTCTGCCGTTCCCTGTGGAACTGGGTAACGCTCCAGAGTGAAAACCTGATTGGCGTCGGCACCCACCTGAAGTTCTACATTGAGCGGGGCGGCGCATACTTCGACATCACGCCGATCCGTACGACGACTACGCTGGGCACCGACCCGTTTACAGGCAACGGCACCACGACGGTTACGGTGGCTGCTCCCTCTCATGGGGGCATCACGGGTGATTTTGTGACGTTCAGCGGGGTAACGGGCACCTATGCCTCAATCCTCAACGCTGAGTTCCAGATCACCGTTGTTAACGTCAACTCTTACACCATCACCACCCCTTCGGTTGTCGCCGCAGGAGCGACAGGTGGGTCGGCAGTCTCCGCCGCTTATCAGATCAACATCGGCCCCGAGATTGAAGTCCCGTTGACTGGATGGGGCGCGGGTACCTGGGGCACAGGTTCGTGGGGTATTGGTGTTCCAAGCACGACGCGCACAGCAATTCGGCTTTGGAGCCAGGGCAACTTTGGTGAAGACCTGATCTTTGGCCCTCGGCGCGGCCCCATGTACTACTGGGACAACACCAGTGGTGTAAACACGCGGGCGGTAGAACTGTCCACCTTGCCGGGCGCAAACGCGGTGCCGGTCATCCAAAACAAAATCTTCATCTCCGACATCAACCGATTTGTGTTTGCACTGGGCTGCAATGAAATTGGCTCTTCGGTTATCGACCCCATGCTGATCCGGTGGTCGGATCAGGAGAGCGCGGTTGACTGGACCCCGGCAGCGACCAATCAAGCAGGCAGCATCAGGCTTTCAGACGGCAGTGAGATCATTACTGCTATCCAAGCCCGTCAGGAACTTGTGGTGTTTACTGACTCAGCCGTTTACTCCTTGCAGTACCTTGGAGCGCCGGAGGTTTGGGGTGCCCAGATTCTGGGCAGCAACATCTCCATCCTCAGCCCCAACGCCCTGGCGATTGGTTCTGGCGTGGTGTACTGGATGGGTGTGGATAAGTTCTACGCTTACGACGGTCGCATTCAGACCTTGCCGAGTGACTTGCGTCGCCACGTGTTTGGAAACTTCAATCAGTCCCAAGCGGCTCAAGTCTTCGCGGGGACCAATGAGGGTTTCAATGAGGTCTGGTGGTTCTACTGCTCGGCCAATTCGACAACCATCGACAGGTACGTTGTTTACAACTATCTAGAGAAGATTTGGTACTACGGCACCCTGGCCCGGACGGCATGGCTTGACTCGGGTCTGCAAGACTACCCAATTGGGGCAACGTACCTGGGCAATCTTGTGCAGCATGAGAACGGCGTAGATGACAACGCCACCGGAACTCCGGCTGCCATCAATGCCTACATTGAATCTGCCGAGTTCGACATCGAGGACGGGCAGAACTTTGGCTTTATCTGGCGCATGTTGCCGGACGTGACGTTTACAGGCTCGACGGCCAACAATCCACAGTTAACCATGTCGCTCATCCCCATGAAGGGGGCGGGCTCCGGGTTTAACAACCCTCAGTCTTTGGGCGGATCAAGCAGTGCAGCGGTTACGCGCACGGCCACAGTGCCGATTGAGCAGTTCACCAATATAGTTTACATCCGGGTGCGCGGGCGTCAGTTGATTATGAAGGCTGAGTCGAATGCTCTCGGTGTGACGTGGCAGTTGGGCTCTCCCCGTATCGACGTTCGGATGGATGGCCGCAGATGACACTGCTTGTCGAAAATGTCACCGTACCTGCGCCGCCCAATCTTCCCCTGGCACCGGGGGATTACGACTCTCGGTATCAGGAGCAGTTCAACAACGTCCTGCGTCTGTACTTCAACCGTTTAGACGCAATACTGAGGGGTCTCGTGACTACAACCCTGCCCATCCCAATCTCTATTGGCGGCACCAACACGGATGCCTTTGGGCGGCTGCGGGTCAGTCAGCCCTACACGCTCTTCGACTCTCAGCAACGCTACGCTGCGGACAACCAGTTCGACACGAGCACGGTTAACGGCGCTTCGACTTCGTTCCTGACTAATGAGTCTTCGGTGCTGATGTCGGTGGACAGCACCACCAATTCGGAAGCCGTACGGCAGACGTTCCGCTCCATGTCCTACCAACCGGGTAAGGGGCTGTTGGTGCTTGCCACCTTCGCCATGAACACGCCCACGGCCAACATCCGTCAGCGTGTGGGGTACTTCAACACCCGGAACGGTGTGTTCTTTGAGGCCAACGGCACCACGCTGTCGATGGTCATGCGCTCGGATTCTCTGCCCACGCCGGGAACGCCAAGCGACATCCGCTCGATTCCTCAGTCCGCCTGGAACGGCGACAAGTTGGACGGCACCGGGGCGTCGGGCTACACGCTCGACCCAAGCAAGACGCAGATTTTCTGGTGTGACTTTGAGTGGCTGGGTGTGGGCTCGGTGCGTACTGGGTTCGTGATCAATGGCCAGTACATCGTCTGCCACACGTTCAACAACGCCAACGACATTGGCTCGGTCTACATGACCACGGCCATCCTGCCAGTTCGGTACGAGATCAAGAATCTGTCCAACGCCGTCACCGCGAGCATGAAGCAGATTTGCTCGACGGTCATCTCTGAGGGCGGCTACGAGCAGTATTCCCCGAGCCATTTGGCGCGGCGCACGACCAAACTCAGCAACATCCAACTGACGTTCAAGCCGGTTGTGTCGATCCGTTTGGCATCCACGGCGCTTGGTGCGGTGGTGCTTCCGGGTCGGATGCAACTGTTGCCTATTGCAAGTCAGAACTACGAAGTGGGTCTGTTCTTTAACGCGACACTAACGGGCGCTTCTTGGTCTGCCGTTCCATCAGACGCCAACGTGGAGATGGATACCTCTGCCACAGCCATAACAGGTGGCACCCTGGTGCAGACAGACTATGTGTCTTCAAGTGGCTCTGGCGGCACACAGCCTCTGGTCGATCCGGCAGGTTACAACTGGGCTTTGCAGTTGGGCGTGTCCTTGGCCGGGGCCAGTGATGTCTTGACGCTTGCCATCCGCACGGTGGATTCTGCAACTCCGCAAGGCGAGTGCTACGGCACCATCGCCTTCTGGGACTTGACGCAATAAAATCATGGCGCGACTGCTGTCCGAGCAAGAATTCCAGGATTCGTTCGATCAGAACGATCTGTTGAACATTGTGGGTGGAGGGGCTGCTCCCGCCCCTGCGCCGGACTATTCCGGCCTTCTGACCGGCTACTACCAAGACATCCTGGGCCGCGCCCCGGATCAGGGCGGCTTTGACTTCTGGATGAACGCCCTTCAGTCCGGCAACTACACGCCGGAATTTGTTCGTGGGCAATTCTTGTCGTCGCCAGAGTATCTTGCTCGGCAAACTCCTACCCCCACTCCAACTCCTGCCCCGACCGTTGCCGCGCCGTTCAACTTCCGCGATTACATGTATGCAGGTGATCCCAACGATCACGCTGCGGCTACCGTGCGCGGCCTTCAATATGCAGCGCAACAGGGGTGGACCCCGGGTCAGACCGTATCGGAATGGAACCAAGCCCTTGGCACCAACTTCACCCTGGATGACTACTACCGGGTGACGGGTACTCAGCCGCCAACGCCGACTCCGACGCCCACGCCGATTGTCCCGACGCCGACTCCGACGCCCACGCCGATTGTCCCGACACCGACTCCAACGCCCCCGCCGATTGTCCCGACGCCGACTCCTACACCCACGCCGATTCCTACTCCGACTGTGGGTACGGATAATGTGGTGCTTACAGGTGCAGACGGCCAGACGCTGACAGCAACAGATTTAGGTGTGGCCCCTAAGTCAACGCCGACACCGACTCCGACTACTCAAAACACAACTGCCGCAGCAATCAGCGCGGCGGCGTCTGCAAAGCCGCAAGACCTGTTATCCACGCTACTGGGTAAAGATCCAAGTATCGCGGATCAACTGCGGGCCAATTACACCCAAGCATTTAATTACGGCGAAGGGTCTTCGTTTTACGACCCCGGAATGCAGATCGGAAACTACACCGTCCGGTCGATGCCGGTCACCTACGACTTTGCAGGGGGGCGTCAAGGCGGTGGGTTTGAGGCGTTTCAAGAAGCCAAGAATGATCGTGGCCTCCCACTGCAAACCAAACTCTTCTATGACGATGCCGGAAATATAACTGGCAGTGAGGTGCGATACTTTACCGGCGGCGACAGCGGGGTTGTTTACCAGTTTGGTGCAAACGGTGAGTTGGCGGGCCAGCCAAAAGGATTTGATTACTCGGAAGCCTGGAAGGCTCCTGTAGGCACAGTCTTCTCCATGATTGCTCCGGCTCTTGGGCCGTGGGGCATGCTCGCCAATGCCGCATTCCAAGCCGGACAAGGTAATTATCTTGGTGCAATCGCATCAGGCGCAGGTGCACTTGCGGGTCTTTCCGGTGCTGCTACGGCAATTGATCCCATCAGTGGTGCCACGGTCAATGTAGGTAACCTTGCGGGTATCCCAACTTCTACGTTTGCAAATGTTGCGACCGGGGCAAACATTGCCAACGCCATCAAGAACGAGAATTGGGGTGCGCTGTTATCCGCAGCGGCGGGCAGCAATATCGGCAAGGACGTTCTAAACACCACGATTGGTGGCACCAACTTTACTTTTGGGGATGCTCTCAAGGGTGCATCAGCCATCTCAGCCATACAGAGTGGCCAGTACGGTCAAGCCCTGGCGTCGCTCGGGCAGTTGGCAAATAGCCCGGATACCGTCATTGCCGGACGAGCCGTTTCTTTGGCGCAGGCTATCAATTCTGGCAATCTGAATGCAATCCTCACGGCCTCTCAGCAGTTGTCTGCTGCAATGGCAAGCCGCCCGACCGAAACAAAACCGACCACCACACCGCCGACTACAACTACTGCGGCAAACATCATCAGCGATCCGATGTACTCCCTTGCCGGGGGCGTCAGTGTCTATGACCCCGATGATGACTACGGGATGGTGCAGGCATCCAGCGACGGTAAGGTCTCTACAAAAGTAAACCCCGGCGTCAATCTAAACATCAAGACCGGCGACATCTTCTACGGGATCATGGATGAAGCGGGCAAGATTGTGCCCGTGCCGGTTACCAGAGATGCGTCAGGCAGTTTTTCTTATCAGGTTGGGAATCAGAGGTATTCATTTACCCCTGAAGACATAGAACGACTTGCGTACAAGACAGACCCGTCCGGGGCAATTAAGTTTTGGAATGAGTTGTACGGCGGTGTCGCCAAGGGTGCGGAGGACATAAATAAACTGCTGAACAAACCGGGCGACAAGAAAGCCAAGCCGCCCGGAGATGTTATTGACGTAGACGCAAAGGATGTCACGGGCACCACAAAGCCCCCCACCGTATCTGAGTTGCTTAACCGAGTAAGGCGCGGCGGCGCAGCCTTGAGTGATGACTACGCAAACATGTACGGTGTAGCCGTCCAGATGGGCGACTGGTTGCCGTTGGTTGAAGCCGAACTGTCTAAAACGCCGAATGACCCCAACTTGCAGTGGGAATACAACCGCAT